GCCAGCTCATGATGCCCCATTCCCCCCCGGACCAGTCGCACTGCACCCTGTCCATTTCGGACGGCACAAGCTGGACCACATCCGGGTGGGAGTGGATAACCATAATGATTTCGCCCTGCTCCGACGCTGCCAGCTTATCCTCCGGCGAGATCGTGAAGGCCTCAGTGGGCGTTGCTGAAATATTGCGACACGGAATGTACTGCTGCGCCTGCCCGGCCTGCACCACCACGCCGCAGGCCTCGTTCGGATATTCCGCGGCGACGTGGGCGCGGATCGCATCCATCAGTTTTTTTCGCATGGTTATTTACCCTGAAGGTTTGCTGCCGGAAAACCGCCAAACGGCAGCGGGTTACCGGGCCCGATCCGCGCTTCGCAGTCCGGAAGCAGGCCGCCGCACATATCCAGCGCCGGGTTATCCGTGGGGGTGCCGTCCTTGAGAAAATAGCGGTTCCCGTTGTAGTCGCACCCGGTGCCGGTGCGGTACCAGCCGCGCGTGCACCAGGTGCAGACCGGCGTGATCTGTCGGGTGGGCAGCTGCAGGTTCTGGATGTCAAAGGGTGAGCACAGTTCAAAGTCGACCTGCACCCGCGTTTCAGCGGTTTTGGCATTGACGTAAAAAAGCTGCACGCGCTCGTCGGCCGGGCTGGCGTTCGGGTTGCCGGCTGTCCAGTTGGCCGCGTCCAGGTATTTCGCCAGCGTGGTGTGGATCTTCACCTTTGCCCTCGCCAGGTCGTCATACTCAAGACACAGCGCAGTCACGTAGTTGCCGACGTTTGACACGGAAAGCGTGGGTGTGGGCTGTGCTCCGGTGCTGGACAGCTCCAGGCCTTTCAGCTCGTAAGGGTAAGGGTCGTACTGCTGACCCTGCCAGATAATGGCAGGCAGGTTGTCAGCCGCGAATGCAGACCAGCCTGCAGAAGCAATATTGTGGGCATGGAAGCGCAAAATGGTATCCATGCCAAATTCGGTGCCGTCTATTTCAATCAGCTGGACTAACTGGCCCGGTTCCAGCTGCTGAATATCCTGCGTGAAACTCATATTCACCCCATAAAAAAACCGCCCGGAGGCGGTAAGTCATTCTGGATTTGAAGATAATCAGAGAGCAAAGGACTGCTCGAACGTGAACGCTACTGTCGCTTTTTTTCCGGAGGGGAACGAAACACTGAAGGAATCAGCCTTCATCCGATAGAGCTTCTTCTCCCCCCAGGGGTTCGTCCACCAGAACGATTTTGTAATGTGCGACATAAGGAACGCACGCAGCACTGCGGCCTCGCTTCGTGTGCCCGTCCAGTCAAGTTCCCAGACTTCGGACCTGTCATTGATCCCCATCCCGGCGATCTGTTTATACCCGTCGCCAAACTGGGACTGAAGCGTACGGGCGCTTTCCGTTCCCTGGGCTGATTTACGGGTGCGCCAGCTGAATGTGTCTGTCACTGCTACCTCCTTGGGTAAAGTACACCACCCGGCCCCATCTCCTTTTTAAGCCGGTCAGTGATGGTCTGCTGAACAATGCCCTGAAGCTGACGCGCCGTTCCGATGGTATCTGCCTGGCTGGACTCGCCACCACCCTGCTGACTGACACTGACCGGCGCATAGACACTGATCCCTCCCGTGGCCGCAGCGGGCATTCCTCCGCCACCGACCAGCCCGCCGGACGCGTAACCGCGCATCATGCTGTACAGATTCCCCACCCCGATCCGGCTGGTCGCCTCTTTTGTAAAAACGAACTCCCCGCGATGAACCACCCCCGCAGGTTCATATTTACCGCCCGATCCGGTATAGCCGCCCCCGGCAAATCCGATAGCCGAACTGACAGCGCCCACGATCCCTACTCCCGCCTGTTTAAGGGCGATTTGCGCCAGCATCGAAAGCGTTGAGCGGGTGAAGTCACTCCATTTTGCTTTACCGGTGGTAAGCATGTCCGCAAGGTTTTGCGTCATTCCGTCAAAGGTGCTGGCCGCGACATTTTTCATCTGGCCGTACGCGTCACCCGCAGAATCGGCGTAATCAGCCCAGGCGGATTTTCCACCTGACAGCCAGTCACCGCGCACTTTATCCTGTTCCTGGTAATATCCCTGTAGCGCCTGCAGCTCTTTCTGGTAGCCCTGATCTTTTTCAGACCCGCCGCCGTTTTTCCATCCCTGCAGTAGCTGGGCCTCTTCATTTCGCCGCTGTGCCGCACGACTGCTCATCCCCGCGCTTTCCGCCAGAGCCCGTGTTTTCTCACCCATCTGGGTAACGTATTTTTGCGATGTATCCTGCAGACGGTTGAGGCGCTCCTGCGTGACGATCTGGTCACCCAGTTTTGCATTGATCTCTGCCTGCGCGAGCACCTTATCCTTGCTGGCGAGCAGGGACTTTTCATCTTCCGTCAGCGCCCGGGTTCTGGCGGCCTGCTCAAGGACCGTAAATCTGGCCTGCGCTTTCCATAGCTGCTGGCGCTGCTGGCTAATCGTGTCATTGATATCACTGTGCTGGCGTAAGACCTCAAGCTGCGTCTGCAGCTCCAGTGTCTGCGCACTGGTGCTGTCAGTGAGTTTTGCGCCTCCAGGCGTCCTGCCTTTCGTCGGCTTTTTCAGGGAGTCCTCGTACTCCTTTTTGGCCGCCGCCATGTTGATGTTGTAATCCGCCTGCAGGATCCGCCCATCTTTCAGAGCCTTATTCAGTTCGTTCTGTCGTGAGGTGTATTTCTCCAGCGCTGACTGCGTTTTAACGTAATTAGACTGCGCCTGTGCGGCATATTTCTGACGATCAGATTCCGCTAACGCTTCGCGGGAGGCATTCGCCTCATTCGCTTTGGAAATCCCCGCCTGCTGTTGCGCCATGTCCAGCGCCAGCCTGGCCGTTTCGCGGTCATTCCAGAACCTCGCACGAGCTTCATCATTTACATAACGGTCATCCTTTCGCAGGTTCCAGATTTCATCGGCCTTTTTAAAAGCGGCTTCTGCTTTTGCCACCATTTCCTGCGCGGTATCGGGCCGACCGACATCAAGCGCCGCATCCCACATCGACTTGAAAGCGCGTTTCAGCGTATCGGCAGCAGTTTCAATCGACCCCATATTGTCGCGGATGGATTTGGTCTGATCGTTGAATCCGGCGGTGGCCGCGTCGTTTGCCGCCTTAAGTGCCCCGGCTTCATCACCGGCACGCTGCAACTGGGCAACATGTGCGATTTGTTCGGCAGTGACGTTGTGAAATTGCCGGGCCATGGCAATGAGCCCGGATGTCGGGTCAGTTGTCAGCTTGCCATACGCAGCGGCAACTTTATCGACTGGTACACCCGATGCTTCGGTGAAGCGGGCAACGGCCTGGCTCATGTCGTCAAAATGGGCACCGGCACGCACGCCCGCGTTGACAAGCCCGGTCAGGGCCTCACTGGTCTGGTTGAACGTCAGCCCTGCCGACTGTCCGTTTCTTGCCAGCACCAGCATGCGGTCGGCAGTCAGGCCTGCAGTGTTCCCCGAAAGTACCAGAGTTTTGTTGAAATCAGACAGAGTAGAAGAGCCCTGGTACCAGGCATAAAAAAGCGCGCCCGTTGCGACCGAAAGTGCACCGATACCGAGCATCAACGGGGAAACCGTACCAATCAGGGCTCTGAAGGTTGGCATGATCCCGCCAAAGGAATCTTTTACCTGCCCACCCTGCTGGAGCAAAATAAGCCAGGGGTTCTGACCACCCGCCAGCTGCGTTGCCACATCAGTAAACTGCGCCGGGAGCATACGCATTGCTGCGTTATACTGACCAACTGAAATGCCAGCCTTACGCGCGGCATTCTCCTGGCGGCTGAATGACTGCTGTATCCGCAAAGCAGAGTCGTTCGCAGCATTACCCGTTTGCCTGAATTCTTTTTTGACGTAGCTGATCTGCTCGTTAAATTTCGTCGAGTTGACGTCAAGATTAACGACCAGATCACCGACTGCCGTCTGGGCCATAGCGCATACCTCCAGAAATACCTTCCGCCTTCGCCATCAGCGCATCGTCGTCCGGCTCTGCTACATCAACGGGTTCAGATGCAGGTGAAAGAATGCTGAAACTGGCAGGCGTCAGCTCCGGGTCGGCAAAAAACAGGGTTGAAATGGTGTAGAGCAGGCCGGAGAAATGGGCGTCCAGCTGCGCATCATGAAAGAAATTATCCTGGTAGAAGATTTTCCAGTCGCCATACTCCGTAGAGGACATGCCAGCAAGCATGGCGCGCCAGTCAGGGCGACCGAACTCACGCGCCAGTTTCAGGACAAACGTCAGCTCACTGGCGAGAGCTTTTCCGCCGTAACTGGCTCTGCAGGTTCGCTGATGCCAACCTGCGGTTCCTCCAGCTGCGGCTCAATCATGCCGGAGAGGAGTTTCACCTTAAAATCCGCCTCAGCAATAAGCTCCATCGGCCAGGTCTGCAGGACTTCATCCTGAATTTTCGCCACTTCCGCCGGCGCGCCCTCAGGAAGCGTACCTTTCAGCGCATGACCATGCCAGAGCGACAACGCCACCAGGTAAGCACCATTTTTCACGGTGAGGGTGATAGCGGTCTGGAAATCACCTTCTTCAACCGCTTCCAGCTCTTTCAGGTACTCAAGGTGTTCAATGCGCTGCAGCGCCGACAGCTGGTACAGCGTCACGCTGCTGCCGTTATGCTCGAGCAGTTCAGTTTTAAGAAACATATTTACTCCGGAGTACGGGGCTCACGCCCCGGGATTCAGGAAACGGTGACCTTGCAGATCGCCACAAAGTTACCGTCATTGCCCATGACGATGATTTCGACAGCGCCTGCCGCCACGCCGGTGATGGTAAGGGTATTACCGCTGACGCTGACCGTTGCTTTTGAAGGATCACTGCTGGCTACGCGGAAAGATTTATCTGAAGCGCTGGCTGGCAGGACCGTCACTGCCAGTTGCGTGGTCGCACCGACAGCAACCGCTGCAGTGGATTTATCCAGGCTGATACCCGTCACGCCAATTACCGCAGTACCGCTGTCTTCTGCCAGAGAGGGTTTGCCGTTATTGGTGATCTTTGCCGTTCGGGTCATCACTTCTTTAGCCGAAACGGTCTTCCCAAGGCTGCTCACCCAGCCTTTAAAGACATCGACGGCGCCATTCGGGTACTTGATTTTGTATCCTTTAACCGTGCCATCATCGAACCAGTTCACCAGGTCCTGCTGACCGCTTTCACCCGGCAGCCATGCCAGAGTAAAACTCGTGTCGCCTGCTGATTTCTGACCCTGCATGGATGAAGCCCAGTCGGCGTTGTCGTCATCGATATAGGTGTCGTCCTCTGACTCGGCGGTGAGTTCGCCTGGCTGCAGATCCTTGATCTTTGCCAGACGCAGCCAGTTAACATCCGAAAGGGGACTGGCGTAGGGATCGCCGCTTCCGGTGTAAATCCAGAGGGTGGTGCCGGCCCCTTTCGTCGGTGCCAGCGGGTTAGGTGTGGTCATAACGTCCTCACATTTCGTAGGTGATGGAATATTTCAGATCGGCTGAACTCCAGAGTCCGATATCATCATCGCGCTGGTAGTCATAGCCCTGCTGCACCATGTTGGTGATAAGGGATGCAAGCCCCGGGATCTCCGCCAGAACCGGGTAAACACGCGCTTCCATCCATTCATCCAGCTCCGAATCAGGCACCTGGGCAGGAAGAAAGACTTCTACATGAAGAGTGGCCTGCCAGACATCGGCATCCAGTTCTTCCCCGGTGTACTCCGCGTCGGTGAGATAAACGGCGACGGCCGGGAAATCTCCCTCTTCGAGTACTGCTGGCCTGCCGTCAAAATAAATGGCGTCAGTACCAATCGCGCCTTCCAGCGCGTCAAGAATCAACTGTCGGATATCACTGTGTTTCATTTTGTCAGAATCAACCTGAGTTGGTTTGTAAGGGATGCCCGGAGCTCTTTGGGCATATCCGAGTCCATGAGCTTCGGCAGCTCAGCTTTAAATGCCGTGGTTAAAGGGGCTGCCAGAGGAATGCTGACCACTTCGATCGGATAACGGGGCTTTGCTGTTCGCCTCATGACGTGCCAGCGACCGTTTTTAAGCTGCTGAATGAATCCGCCCGGGAAACGGAACGGTCCAATGCGCAGCACGCTGTTGGCCCCTTTCTTGTCCCGTTTTCTGCGGGAAAGGCGCACGCTGGCGGTACCGAGCTTTATGGCCGGTAAATTGCCACGGTTTACACGGATAAGCGCGCGGGGTTTAGTAACCGTCGCACGTCTCAGTCTGGCGCGTTGCTTTACCAGTTTTCGCGGTACGCGGGTATCTTTCGACACGACTGCCACGCTGCGGCTGACAGCCCGGTTTGCCACGCGGTTAACGGCCTGTGCCGACGCTCGCGGGACAGCCGTTTTGCTGATGCCGTTGAGATTCTCTATCGCCTGCTCAAGGCCTTTAATGGACATGCAGCCTCCTTAACGGCGGCGGGCACCGGCGGGCGGACTCCCGTTACCCAGCCAGATATGGCAGGATCCACAATCGTCAGGGCCAATTCGCTCAACCCAGAAAACCCGCCCGTTAATCATCAGGGTGTCCAAGCGTTCCAGTTGCTGAACAGTGGCGGTTTCCACAAACAGAGTCGGACTGGTACCTTCAACCCGAATCCCTACACCGGCATAACCAATATTCTCCGGATCATCGAAAACGCCCATCAGGGTGACACCTGACAAAGCGCCTGACATCACCTTTGCCTCTGTGCCCATCACACTGCGGATAGCGCCATCCGCTCGCGACATGGCCTCGTCAAAGAGATTATCGAAATCAGCCATGCGGTCCCCTTCAGACTTCTCTGGCCAGCCCCTTTGCGATCAGCTCGTCTGCATCCTGTTCGGAAACGCGAATGATCACACCGGGCTCAGCGATGGAGACCGGTTCGTTACGCGTGGCATGCAGCGCGTCAATATGCAGGGTTGCCAGCGTTTCTACTGTTACCCGGTCATCGGCTGTGGTCGCTGTCGTTTTTTCTTTCGCCGTGTCAGCAATATCACCGTCAGTGCTGCCGGTGCTGCCGGTGCTGCCGGTGCTGCCGGTGCTGCCGGTGCTGCCGGTGCTGCCGG